CCACCTGCGCGTAGTGAGCTCACGCGTAAGTGGCGTGGTGGAGGCGATGTGAGGGATGTCAAGCGTGTTCTTGATGAACCTCATGTCGACGTTGACAAAGACGCAGAGGAGCGGAACCGAGTGCGAAAGCTGCTGAACAAGTGGCCACGCCTCGGTCGCCCCATCCGTCCTGATCAGACGGTTGACGCGTTGGTGTGTTGGGACACACCGCGTTCTGCGGCTCACGGGGTTACAGAGTGTAATCAGTCCAAAACGGTGCCTGATCGGCTTAATAGTTCCGTACCAACTAAATCTAAACCCGAGTGGATTCAGACTCTCCAAGATCCGACCTGGACTGAGGAGAAGGCTGCTGCTCGCGCAGAGGAGCGGCGCAAGTCGACACTTGCCCGCCGCAAGTGGATTCGTGAGAATCCCGGCAAACCTCTCTCCCAGTGGCCAGTGGCCCTCGCAGCTGCAGCCGCCTTGCGCGCTGCTAATGCTGAGGTATCTGCTGCTGTCGCGTCGGGTGCCGTCTCGACTTCACACTTCCGTGTTGATCGGGACGTCGCCTACAACGCAGGCTACAGCGCAGAGGACCACGACAGTACTCCTGCTCATGTCGAAATGGAACAGCGTTGGCTCGATGACGAGCAGCGCTGGCGTGACGACGAGCGGGCGTACTGGGAGGATGGTTAGATTAGGGGCGTCGAGAGACTGCACGGATTGTCCTTTGTCAAACAGACTTCGGTCTGGAGACTAGGTTACTCTGTGATGTACAGTCCAGGTTGACGAACCTGGATCCCGTTGAAATCGTCAAAACAACCCATGAATGCTAGCCAAACAGGCCAAGCGCAACAAAAAGAACAAGCAGTCCAAGCAGTCCAAGCCCAAGGCGAAGGCTGTCAAGCCTCGCCAGGCTGTTTGGGCTCCCACTACTCACGATGTTCTTCGTCTCACCCGAGGTGGGCACGACTACATCGAGTGTGTTCTCAATCCAAGAACCGGACCACTTGCAAAGGTCCCCTACGGATTCCCAGTCAGATCGCGCACACTGCGCGTCAAGTCTACTGGAACTTTCACATGCAGCAGCGCCGCCGGATCAGTGGCGTGGCTCTGTGTCAATCCGTGGCGGATGATCGCAAGTACTGCTAACTGTGCCACTGGCACAGGTTCGGGCTACACCGGCACTGACACGACTGTCATGTCCGATGCCTCTGCAAACTTGCAGAGCTTCACCTCGAATTCCGACTATACCGGTACGTCTATCGGTTCGTCGACTACGATCGCATTCCGCCTGGTCGCGGCTGAACTTTCTGTCTCTGCAACTTCGTCTATGACAAGTCGGCAGGGCTCTCTGTTCGTCTTCACTGAGCCATCACATGAGAACATGATGGCACAGCAAGGAAATGCGATTGACGGAATTACTCCGGCCGCAGTCTCCAATTACGAAGGTTGTCGCGTTCG